GCCGCCACTCAACGAGTTACAGAAGATGTTGAGTTTGAAAAAACTGGCAGATACGGTAGAGTACCTGTGGCAGAGTATAATAAAATTACTCCAGGAAATAGTACTCCTTCAGATCCCACACAAAATTTAAAACCACGTCACCCGCTTGCACAGATTCTAGAAGATCAAGGATTACTATTTGATGATACTAGAGGAATCACTACTAGCAGTGCTAGACGTGAAGCACCGTGTATGGTTTTTGGTATCAGTACTCCAGGACCGTTAGACAAACAAGACGGTGCAAAAACTGGCCCAGTGGGAAAATTAGAACATGAAATTCCCAACGCTCCGGTAAGCAGGCTTGGTGGCACAACATTTGTCATGGATGACGGCGATGATAAGTTTTTGCGTAAAACAACATCTTCAGAAGGTCCACCTGATTATGCTAGTGTGGAAAATGAAGAAACAGAAGGTGATCCAACTCTATTACACAATGAACTTTTTAGAATTCGCACACGGACCGGACATCAAATCTTATTCCATAATACAGAAGATTTAATTTATATTTCTAATGCTAGAGGAACAAGTTGGATAGAGTTAACTAGCGATGGAAAAATAGATATCTATGCCAAAGACAGCATAAGTGTGCATACTGCTAACGATTTAAATTTTTATGCAGATAGAGATATAAACATGGAAGCAGGTCGAAATATCAATATAAAAGCCACAGACAAAGAATCAGTAGGAGATACAGCAGTAAGCGGAAGAATTCAGGTAGAAGCAGTTGGCGATTTTATTAAAATTGTGAATGGCAATGTGTTTACTCAAGTTGATGGCACACAAGATAATACCGTTACCGGAGCAGTCATACAATCGTTCGAAGACACATGGGATGTCACAATTGGCGACCAAACAAATTTAACTATTGGTGCTGGATTTGACCTCAATACTGGTGGCGGCAATAAATTAACATCGGGCGGCAACATGGATATTTCTGCGGCAAACACCACAGTAACTGGAGGCAACATTAACTTTAACGGCCCTACCGCCGCAACAGCAGGATCTGCTTCTGCTGTAACTCTTCCAGAACCATTGGAAACAATAGATAATCCAACTGAAGTAGAAGGTGAAACTATAACAAGTATCATGGCACGTATTCCAACAATGGAACCTTACCCGCACCATGAAAACTTAGATGGAACAATGTTTAAGCCAGATGCCACTGACAGAGAAGCTGTTACGCCAATTGATATTCCGGATGCATGGAAAAGTTACAGCACTGGCACAGACACATTTAAGAAAAATCAAGGATAATAATCATGTCTCTATACAAAAAAGTAACACTGCCTGCCGCACCAAATCCTGGGCTATCCACACCAAAAATGTATAAAGGGTTTAGCTCAGTCAATAGCAATTCAGAAAATTTTGTGCTATATGACTTTGATTTAATCAAACAGGATCTTATTAATCACTTTTATATAAGGCAGGGCGAGCGATTAATGCAACCCAACTTTGGAACTATCATTTGGAGTTTGTTGTTTGAATCGTTAACAGAGCAACTTAAAGATCTTATTTTACAAAATGTCAATGAAATTCTTAATTACGACCCCAGAGTGCAGGCCACCAATGTACTTGTAACCCCGTATGATACAGGTTTACAAATCGAAGCCACATTAAAATATATTCCTTATAATATTCAACAGAATTTACAGTTAAAGTTTGATCAAGCCAATGGGTTAATCACAGCGTAATAAGTGCCCACATAATTTTAATCAATAAATACAGCTACTAGGACACGACATGAGCTCAACTGATAGACAAAATAACTTGTTAATATCTCAAGATTGGAAGAAAATATACCAATCTTTTAAAAATGCTGACTTTCAAAGCTACGATTTTGAAAACTTACGCAGAACACTGATTGATTACATTCGAATTAATTTTCCTGAAGATTTTAACGATTACATTGAGTCTAGCGAATACCTTGCCCTAATTGACCTTATTGCTTATGTGGGCCAAAGCATAGCTTTCCGCGTTGACTTAAATGCTCGTGAAAACTTCTTAGAACTAGCAGAGCGTCGTGACAGCGTATTACGTTTAGCACGTATGATCAGCTATAATTCTAGTAGAAACAAAGCTGCCTCTGGCCTATTAAAATTCAATACTGTTAGCACTACTGAAACTGTTTTAGATAGTAGCGGTAGAAATTTAGCAGGGCAATTCATAACTTGGAATGACAGTTCTAACCCTGCATGGTACGATCAATTTATCAAAATAATAAATGCCGCCATGCCACCTACACAACAATTTGGAACTCCTGCAGATTCCGCATCAATTTATGGAGTTCCAACATCGCAGTATCGTTTTAATTCTGTGAATACTGATGTTCCAGTTTATAGTTTTTCTAAATCTATTGCTGGTCGAAACATGAATTTTGAAATCACCAGCACTACTTTTAGTGAAAAAACGTTTATCTATGAAGAAGCACCTAAGATTGCAACAGCAATTGCCTGCATTTATAAAGATGACGGTTACGGTGCCGGCAGTGCAGGAACAGGATTCTTTTTTAATTTTACACAAGGTTCTTTGAACACCAGTAGTTTTACTATTAATCAACCCAGCAGTAATCAACTAGTTGATGTTGCTACACAAAATATTAATAATACAGATATCTGGCTATATGGCCTAGATCAAACTGGTTTAGAAAGTAATCTATGGACACAAGTTCCATCAACAGTGGGCAACAATATTATCTATAATAGTTTAAGTAGCAAAATAAAAAACATTTATAGCGTTATAACCAGAGCTAACGATGCAATCAGTTTAAGTTTTAGTGACGGCACTTTTGGAAATCTTCCATTGGGCAATTTTAGAGTTTATTACAGATCTAGCAATAATCTCAGCTACACAATAAACCCAACTGATATTCGAAACATATCCATAGCAATTCCTTATAGATCAGCGCAAGGACTTAATGAGATATTAACTATTAGTTTAAACTTGGCTACTACTGTATCTAATTCAACTACTACAGAATCCAATGCTAGTATTAAGTCCAATGCTCCTCAAAATTATTATACACAAAACCGAATGATTACCGGAGAAGATTATAATATTAGTCCGTTAGGAGTTACAACACAAGTTTCAAAAGTAAAAGCCATTAACAGATCCAGCAGTGGAATAAGTCGATATTTTGACCTTACAGATCCAACAGGAAAGTACAGCACTACTAATTTATTTGCCGATGACGGTGTAATATATCAAGAAACATTTACAACAGATATTAATTTTTCGTATATTACCCAAACTGATATTGAAAATGTTATATACAAAGATGTTTATAATTTGTTGAATTCTCCTAATTTAAGAAACTTCTATTATTCAAACTATATTAATTACTTGACTGCAAGTCTTGATATTGTATGGTACAACAAAACAACTGACAGCAATAGCTGTACAGGCTATGTTGGTGGCGTGGCCGGCTCAACATCAACCCTGCCTTACAAGGTTGGATATGCAACCACAACTGATTTAAAATATTTAACTGCTGGAGCATTGATCAAATTTACAGTATCAAACCCAGCAACACACTACTTTGATACACGTGACAATAACAAAATAATTACAGGCAATGTAAACACTGTTGGCGCAAGTTCTTATATATGGGCAGAAGTGGTTAATGTAGTAGATGACGGAACAGCCTCGGCCACAGGTGTATTATCTACAGGGTTTGGTCCAATAACATTAAGTCAAGTTGTTCCTCAAGATGCAATTCTTAGCCAGATTATTCCTAAATTAACTAAAACTATTTCTCCTTCTGTAATAAGTTCTATAATTGACTTGATATTTTCAAATCAAGCATTTGGATTAAGATATGAAGGTTCGACGCAAAGTTGGAAAATTGTATTTCAAACCAATTTAAACCCTTCAAGTGCATTTAGTTTAGGCAATCAAGGAGATTCTACAAATTTACAAAAAGATTCTAGTTGGCTGTTATTATTTAATACCAATAAAGAATACTATACAATCACAACTCGACAGTCTCGTTATGTATTTGAAAGTGACAAACAACTTAATTTTTATTTTGATCCGGATGTAAACATTTACGATACAGTATCTTCTTCCGTTATAAAAGATAATATTAAGATATTAAACATCAATACCAAACCTGATGAAATTATGCCGTTTAATAGTGATTTAAAATGGGATGTAATTTCAGAATACAACGGCTTAGACGGATATATAGATTCTAAAAAGATTGTTGTCACGTTTGCCGACAGCGACAATGACGGCAGTGTTGATAATCCTCAACTGTTTGTTGATATTGTAAATCCTTTGATAAATCCTTCAACAAAATATATTGTACAGAAAAAATATTTAATTAGTCAAGGCCAAGAAGATTACAAATATGTGCCAAATGATGCAATCAGGGGCCCTGTAATTATTTTAAATACTGAAAGTTCTGTAGGATCACTACTTTCGTATGCAGATGGACAATATTTTTATTTTACTGACACCGAAGTAGTAAAAAAATTAGATTTAACATCTTCAATTTTAAATCCAACATTGGATTATAAAGTATTTGTTGGTCGAGACAAATTAAGATTCCAATATACGCACGGTGCCGATTACAACAGCAGAATAGATCCAGGCGCAAGCAATATAATGGACATCTATGTATTAACAAACAGCTATGACAGACAATTTAGACAGTGGTTAAACGGTGCAAATGTTAGCGAGCCGCTTCCTCCAAGCAGTGGCGAATTAAATTCGTTATTAAGTTCTAATCTAAACTTAATTAAAACAACAAGTGATGAAATTGTATATCATCCTGTAAAATATCGTTTATTATTTGGAACAAATGCAGACACAAGTGTACAAGCATATTTTAATGTGATTAAAAACTCGATGTCAACTGTATCGGATAGTAACATTACTGCAAGAGTGTTAACAGCAATAAATCAATTTTTTGCTTTAGAAAACTGGAATTTTGGTGATACATTTTATTTTACTGAATTATCAACTTATGTTATGACAACACTGTCGCCTGATATAACAAATTTTGTTATTGTTCCAAGACAAGCTGGCAAATATTTTGGTAGCTTATTTGAAATTAAGTGTCCTAGCGATCAACTATTCATAAGTTGTGCTACTGCAAGTGATATTAGTGTAGTATCAGGATTAACATCTAATAATCTTAAAACAATAACCGGGCAAGGATTGGCATCTCTTTTAGATAGTCAAATTATAACTAGTGCAACATATGGAGCAACGAATGGCTAATAACACGCCTTTTGGAAATAATGGGTTAAGTGCAAACCTTCTTCCGGGATTTTATCAAACAACTCCCAACAAGAAATTTCTTCAAGCAACTATAGACCAATTATATCAGCCGGGTAATGTAACAAAAATTAATGGCTACATAGGAAAAGAAAATAGCAAAGCAACTGTTGTATCTGATACTTTTGTTGCTTCGGCCAATTCAGCTAGAAAAAATTATCAGCTTGAACCAGGTATTGTTATTAAAGATAATCTTGGTAACATTGAATTTTTTAAAGATTATATTGATTATGTTAATCAGGTAAATGTGTTTGGTGGAAATACAGATAACCATGCTAGACTAAATGACCAAGAATTTTATAGTTGGAATCCCAATATCAATTGGGATAAGTTAACTAATTTTCAGAATTATTATTGGCTTCCGTACGGCCCTGAAACAATTAAGATTACAGGTCAACAATTAAAAGTCACAAGTACTTACCAAATAGAGTTAACAAGTGTGGGTGCCGATAACCAGTATATTTTTACGCCAAATGGATTAACTCCAAATCCAGTAATTAAACTGTATCGAGGACAAACATATACTTTTGTAATTAATAGTCCGGGAAATCCTTTTAGTTTTAAATTACAAAGAACAGCAGGAAATTCAAACAGATACATCACCAGTTCAATAGATGCTCACGGTGTAGAGCAGGGAACAATTACATTTCACGTTCCTGATGATGCTCCTTCTTTAATTTATTATCAAAGTGAAACAGATCTTAATTTAGGCGGCATTGTAGAAATATATGATATAGATGAGAATACTTATATTGATATAGAAACGGACATTTTAGGAAAACAAGTATATACTTTAACTAACGGTACTGTCCTTAGTAATGGCATGAAAGTGACATTTGAAGGAAACGTAACGCCTGCAATGTATGCAACAGGACAGTATTATGTTGAGGGTGTTGGCACTGCAATAAAGTTAGTTCCTGAAAGTGTATTACAAGTAGTGACACCTTATACAATTGCAGAATCAATTAAATTTGATGCAACACCTTTTGACACCGATCCGTTTAGCGATGCTACTGGGTATGCTAGTTTAGCAGATTATATTGTTATCAACAGAGCAAGCCGAGATAGGAATCCGTGGAGTCGATACAATCGTTGGTTCCATAAAGATGTAATAGTTGCTTCATCTACACACAATGGTGTTCCTGTAGAATTAGACCAATTATCTAGAGCAGTTAGACCAATTATAGAATTCAATGCAGATTTAAAATTATTTAACTTTGGAACAAAATCAACAATAGATGTTGACGTTATTGATGACTTTACTTTGGATGTGTTTTCAATAATAGAAGGATCGTTAGGATACAACGTTGATGGTATTAAACTTAGCCAGGGTCAAACTGTGCTGGTCACATCAGACACAGACCCATTAGTAAACAACAAAATCTATCGTGTTGAATTTATCGATGTTACCCATGTTAACGGAACTAGAAACGATCAAATTCATTTAGTGGAAGTTGCATCACCGTTTACTAATCAAACATTGCTAGTTAAAGAAGGATTAACAAATCAAAGTTCTATGTATTGGTTTAACGGCACCAAGTGGATCAAGGGTCCTATAAAATCCAATACAAATCAATCTCCAGTATTTGATATAGTGGATGAAAGCGGAGTTAGCTACAGCGAGTTGACAGGTTCTACTTTTAAAGGAACTAAGCTATTTTCTTATAAAATTGGTTCAACGGGCATTACAGATCCAATATTAGGATTTAAATTAAGTTATAAAAATGTTGGAAACATTGGAGATATTGTTTTCAATTTTGATTTGGCATCAGATACTTTTGAATTTAAAAACAACAGTAATCTTGTGACAAAAGGCATCAACACTGGGTACTTGGTAAGTCAAGATTACACAGGCAATGTCAAATATTTAAATGGTTGGGAAATTTCTAAAGCTACGACATCTCAGGCCGCTGTGAGAATTTATAAAGATAAAGATAAATTTAATAACTTTGATGTTGATATTTTTAATGATATAGAACAATTAGACGATTTAATTGCTCGTGTTTACGTTAACGGTGATCTCCTTTCTAAGGACAACTGGATACTATCTAATGGTCCAGTTTATAAATTTATTTCTTTAAAAACTCCAATCACCAGCCAGGATATTTTAACAATTAAAGCATACGCTTCACAACCAATCAACGGCAATGGGTTTTATGAGATTCCTTTGAATTTACAAAATAATCCAATGAATGACGTAATAGGTGATTTTACACTGGGCGAAGTTATAGATCACACAGCTTCTATAGTTGCAAATTTAACTAATTTTAAAGGAAGTTTTCCAGGGGCCAGCAATTTAAGAGATTTGGGTAATATTACTCAGTATGGAACTAAGTTTGTTCAGCACAGCGGCCCCTCAAGTTTAGCATTGTATCATATTACTTCAGAGTCAAACAACATAGTTAGAGCCATCGAACAATCAAGAGATGATTATGCTAATTTTAAAAAAATCTTTGTAAGCACATCTGAAAATTTAGGAATTGACGGCGATCCAGTATCAATGGTAGATTTGATACTTCAAAAAATTAATAAAGATAAACCACATACTGGCCCTTATTATTTTAGTGACATGGTTGGTTACGGTGCATCTCTTAAAACTGAAATCAATGTAGTAGATTACCGCATTAAAACCTATCCGTTAACCAGTGTGTTTTCTTTAAATTCATTATCAAGTAAATCTTGTTTAGTGTATATCAATGGAAGCCAACTACTTTACGGAAAAGACTATACATTTAATTCTCAAGGATTTATTTTGATGACGGATTCATTGGAATTTGCCAATGATGACATTATCGCAATTTATGAATATGAAAGTACAGACGGATGTTTTATTCCTGAAACTCCTACCAAATTAGGAATATGGCCAAAATACGAACCTAAGATTTATTTAGATACATCACTACTAACACCTCAGGTAATGATACAGGGACATGACGGAAGCCAAACATTGGCATACGGTGATTACCGTGACAACTTGATTTTAGAATTAGAAAAAAGAATTTTTAATAATATAAAAGTACAATACGATACGTCTATATTTGATATCAATGATACTATACCAAGTTACAACAGAAAAACTCCATACACCAACACTGAATTTAATTCAGTGTTAGCTCCTCATTTTTATAAATGGGCTAAAACTGTTAACAATGATTTTTCTCAATCGTTGTCATTTGACAACACTAATACTTTTTCTTATAATTATTCTCGAAATAGTTCTCCTACCGGCACAAGCCTTCCAGGATACTGGCGTGGTGTATATAGATGGCTTTTAGATACTGACAGACCTCATATGTGTCCTTGGGAAATGTTAGGATTTACACTGGAACCGTCTTGGTGGATAGAAACTTATGGCCCTGCTCCGTATACTAATGATAATAGGGTCATGTGGCAAGACCTCACAGATGGTATTATAAGACAACCAAATACTCCAGTGGCAACGGTATCTAAATATGCAAAGCCGTTTTTAATGTCACGCATTCCTGTTGACAATGCTGGAAATTTAACGAGTCCTATTATTTCTGGTCTTGCATCGGGTACAATTACATCCAACTCTAATCTTAATTTTGTATTCGGCGATGTGGGACCAGTTGAAGGGTCGTGGAGACGTAGTAGCTATTATCCTTTTAGTGTGTTAATAACTGGAATTTTATTAAACCCTTCTAAATTATTTGGATTGTTAATTGATAGAAGTAGAATTTTAAGAAATAAAACTGGACAGTTAATTTATAAAGATACTAATTTAAGAATACGTCCTCAAGATGTTGTTCTTCCTAGCGTATACAGTAGTTCCGCACGAGTACAAACTGCTGGAATTATTAATTATCTTGTAAATCATATTTTAAATTATGTTTTTAGTAACAATTTAAAATCTTATTCTAAATATGCGTATGATTTATCTGAGATGACATCTCAATTATCTTACAGACTTGGATCTTTTACAAACAAAGATCGATTTAATTTATTACTTGACAGTAAAACTCCAAGTAGTACTGGAAGTGTTTTTATTCCTAAAGAAAATTATTCTGTATTTTTAAATACATCAAACCCTATTAAAAAGTTATTATATAGCGGAGTGATGATTACCCGTCTTAAAAATGTATATCAAATTGCAGGGTACAGTCAATCTGAACCTTACTTTAAATGCTACCAACATGCACAGTCAGGCGCCACTATAAATGTAGGCGGCATAACTGAGTCTTACGTAAATTGGTCGGCGGGCGAGTCATATGCAATTAGTACAGTTGTAAAACATGTTAATAAGTTTTTTAGAACAACTGTAACGCATACTTCAACTACTGAATTTAATTCGCAAAATTTTGATTTACTCCAAGCAATTCCTATTCAAGGCGGCCAATCTGCTGTTTTTAGAAAAAGTTGGAACAAATCAAATATAATTACAGTTCCATACGGCACTGGTTTTGAGACTATACAATCTGTAGTTGACTTTTTAGTAGGATACGGGGAGTGGTTAAAAGATCAAGGTTTTGTATTCAATGATTTTAACAGCAACCTGGGTCAGGTTTCAAATTGGGAAACCAGTGCAAAAGAATTTTTGTTTTGGACTACACAAAATTGGAGTTCAGGCCAGGATAAATGGAATGATTGGTCACCCGGTGAAAAATTAGAATATGGAAATATAGTTAGATATAACGGAGAGTTTTATAGTGCTATAGCAACTTCTCAAGACCTTATTTTTGATTCTAATAAATTTACTAAGTTGTCATCTCTTAATATTTCTGGCGCCAGTGTAATTAGTTTAAGCCCTGTAGCTGGAAATATAACTTTTACTGCGGCATTATCTGTAGTTGATGATATCAAAAATCCTTTTAATAACTATGAAATTGTAAAAGTAGATGGCACTTCATTATTACCCTCAGATTTAGAATCTTATAGAAACAACAATACTGTTAGCTATAAACCTAGAACTAATGACGGCATATACGGTGCTAGTTTTTATTTAATACAACATGAACATGTGGTTATCATTGACAATAAAACCATATTCAATGATACTATTTTCAATCCTGCATCGGGTTATAGACAAGAAAGGATTAAAGTTGCTGGCTATATAACTAACAATTGGTATGGCGGCTTGGACATTCCAGGATTTATCTTTGATTCGGCTACTATTACAGAATGGCAACCGTGGCAAGATTATAATCTTGGCGATATTATTAACTACCAAGGGTTTTATTATAGTGCTAATAAATTTTTACCAGGGTCTTCTGATTTTGTAACAACAGACTGGACATTGTTAGATAAAAAGCCAGAACCTAAAATTTTACCTAACTGGACAAATATTGCCACACAGTTTACAGATTTTTACAATTTAGATACTGACAGTTTCAACTATAATCAACAAACAGTTGCTCATCATCTTATTGGATATCAAAAACGCCAATATTTAAGTAATATTATTCAGGATGATGTGAGCGAGTTTAAATTTTATCAAGGAATGATTAGAGAAAAAGGAACAGCAAATGTTCTTAATAAATTATTTGACGTCCTGCAATCTGAAGATAAAGAAAGTATAGAATTTTATGAAGAGTGGGCAATACGTGTTGGACAATACGGCGCAAACTCTGCGTTTGACCAAATTGAATTTGTTATCGATGAATTACAAGTTAAGAGCAATCCACAAGGATTTATTCTTACAAATCAAGTTGACCCAACTTTAAATTCTTTTGTAATTCAATTAACACCTAACAACGTATATTTAAAACCAAGTGATTACAATTCTACTCCTTGGCCAGAAACATCAAGTTACACTCCTTTATTAAGATCTGCCGGCTACGTTAATTCAGGTGATGTTACTATCTCACTAGGAAATATTTCAGAAATTCTCAATTACGATCCTACTACTTTAACAAACGGAAGCTATATCTGGTCTTCTTTTGATGTATCAGATTGGAATGTTTATAGATTTAGTGATCTTGGATTGTCTGTAACTGGGGTATCGTATGACACTGCCTCAAAAATACTAACAGTTACCACAGAAAGTTTATTAACACTAAATGTTGGCAATTATATTGGAATAACTCAAACAACAAATATCAACGGATTTTATAAAATTGTTTCAATAACATTAAATTCATTTGCAGTTTCAGCTCCTAAGGTAACAACATTTAGTCCTTTTAATAATTTACCAACAATAACAATTTATGCGTTACTAACCCAACGTGCTAATAGTATAGATAATCTAGATTCTATTCTTCCTTTGAAATTAAACGGCGGAGAATTATTATGGACTGATACAGATGCAAATAATAAATGGTCTGTATGGGAATACAATACAGTATATACAGAGACTGATATTATAAATGCTAACCCTGTTGTGAATTCAAAGTATGGCAGATCTATAGCAGTTTCAAAAATTGGAAATATATTAGCATCTAGTTCGTCAACAGGTCAATTACAAATTTATACCAAAACTGGAATTTTAGAACCTTGGACAAATCATCAGTTATTACAAAAACCTGTAGCGTCTTCAAATCTAACTGGTAGTTTTTCAGGAACAATCGTAAACATAGATCTTGGCTCGTTGATTTCTTCAACTACTATGTCTGGCGCTACTCCGGGATCCGGTTATACACCGTTGGTAGGCAGTCAAATTTATACATCGGTTCCATTAACTGGAGGAACCGGGTCTGGAGCAATTGCTAATATCACAATAACGAACGGGTCAGTGACTGCTGTAGATTTGTTGCGTTACACAGATAACTATGTTTCAGGAGAGCTATTAAGTGCGTCATCGACACTGCTTGGTGGCACAGTTTTAGTTCCGTTTCAAACTAAAATTACTAATTCTTGCGGCACGGGATATACTCCACTAGTAGGAACAGTTACTTATCGCAATGTTTCTCTTACTGGCGGAACTGGCGTTGGCGCAACAGCTGACATTCAGGTACAAAACGGTGAAGTTAGTTTTGTACAGATAGTTGATGGTGGCACAAACTATTCTTCAGGTAATATTTTAAGTGCAACTGCTTCTTCGATTGGCAACACAGTTAGTGTCCCATTTACCGTGACTGTATCAACTATCAATTTAAATCAAGATACTACATTGGCATCTGTAATTGCATTTAGCAACGACAGTACCTGGATGGCAACTGGAAGTCCGCTGGCAGGATATGTATCAACATACCATGTTGGACCTTATTCATCTGGTGTAGCTTATCCTGCAAAATCTATAGTAGCATCTGCTGGAAAAGTCTATCAAACAGCACTGTTGATGCAATCAACTTACACCTTAATTGGAGGCACAACGTTAAATCAAGGGCAGGGTGCTAGATTTAACGTTGTTGTTATTGGATCTTCTTATACTGTGAACATAGTATCCGGCGGCGCCGGATACAAAAATGGAAATAGAATTAAAATTTTAGGATCGGCAGTAGGCGGAATCGATACTGTTAACGATATAATCATCACAATTACGGGTGTTTTAGAATCCAGTATTACTTCAGTTATTGCGACAGGAACATGCCCTCCAAGAACTTATATTACATTGCCAGGGGATGTAGTTTTAGGAAGCGGTGCCAAATTCAATATTACTACTAACTTAACAGGATATACTGCAACTGTTTCTAATATAGGAAGCGGCTATGTGGTAGGAGATCGTATATTAATTTTAGGATCCAGTGTTGGTGGCGTAGATATTCTTAATGATATTACAATAATTGTACAAACTTTAGGATCATCATCTATGACTGTTAGTGTAACAGGTATATCTGGATGGGTGGTGATACCGTATGTTCCTATTGACCTTGGCGGAACTAATAGTTCTCTAATCAAACAAGGAATTATTACCTTATACAAAAAAGATGCAACTAATAATTACTTTTTAGTTGATTCTATTATCAGTCCTATTCCGTCAAACAACGAGCAATTTGGTTCAACTTTGACATTTGGCAATAATACTTTATATGTTGGAGCAATTGGGTCTTCTAACAACACTGGTAAAGTTTACAGACTGATTTATTCAAGTTTAATCAATGCATCATCTGCGTATAATCCAGTTGGAAGTTCTAATTCTATAGTAGTTGTAACCAGTACTAGTGGAATCAAAACAGGAATGATTGTGCAGGGTGCTGGTTTTACTAGCGGACAATATGTTTTATCAGTAACAAGTGATACTACTTTATTACTAAGTGGAAGTCCTGATTCAACTCCCAATGGAGTATTAAACTTTGTAACAACATCTTGGAGTTATGATTTTTCAGAAACAGCACTGCAATCTATTCCAAACGGTGCAACACAATACGGAACATCTATCCAGCTGAGTTTAGATACTAAAACACTAGTAATATCGTCATTGGGAAGTGTGTATATATACAAAACAGTTTCTAATTTATTATCGCTAATTCAAACTTTAACAGGATCTACTTCTAGATTTGGATCTAGTGTTGCTATTTCAGATGATGGTACTTATATTGCAATAAGTGATGATATAGAAAGCACTGCAATTGTAAATCAAGAAGGAAGTGTTAAGGTATACAAACTTAACAGTTCAACTTATGTGCTTTATCAAACATTAGTTAATCGAATTCCAGAAGTATCGCAAAAGTTTGGTAATAAAATATTCTTTATGAATGACTATGAAACTTTAGTAGTTTACAGTCAAGAAGGCGACACCAGACTAACTACAACATTTGATAATTTAGCAACTACATTTGATAAAGACTCGACAACATTTGTTTCACCGCGTATTAATAGTGGACGAGTTGATGTATACGACCGTTACTTAACTAAATGGGTATACAGCGAAACATTACCAACTACAAGTGTGAATAATGATGGCTATGGTGTTGGTCTAGCAGTTGGTGAAACTCAAATATTTGTTGGCGCTCCGTTCACAGCAGTTAATTCACTCTCTTTAGGAAAAATTTACAACTACAATAAACTACCTGATGATTACACTTGGAAGAAATACGCAGGACAATCATCAGTTCCAGATATTAAAAAGATTAAAAAAGCATTTTTGTACAATAAGTCTCTAGGAACGTTATTAACATACCTTGATGTTATTGATCCGTTACAAGGAAAAATTGCAGGCCCAGCTGAAGAAGAAATAAAATATAAAACATTTTACGACCCTGCTACTTATTCGGTAGGCACCAATGCAGTCACAGTAGATCCGTCAAACATTTGGTCTAGTAATCAAATTGGAACGTTGTGGTGGGATTTAAGGACAGCCAAGTTCATCAATAGTTATGACAGCAGTATCACTTATAGAACCAATACATGGAGTAAATTAGCACAAGGTGCCAGTATTGATGTGTATGAATGGGTAAGTACAAATTTAAGACCTAGCCAGTGGAATTCACAAGCAGATACAGACGCCGGCCTTGCAAATGGAATTAGTGGCTCTACTTTATACGGAGATGATACTTATTCTTTAACTCAGACTTATGATAAAATAAGCAAAACATTTAAAAACAAATATTACTACTGGGTTAAAAATACAGTTGTAATTCCAAAAATTTCTAATCGTTTTATATCTGCCAAAGATGTATCTTCTTTAATTTCTAATCCACAAGGACAAGCATACACGTACCTTGCGCTTACTGGATTGGATTCTTTTAGTTTAGTAAATGCACAGTCATACCTAACAGGGTCTGACGTTGTGTTATCTGTTGAATATTGGAATATTGATAAAACAGATCAAAATATTCACAGTCAGTATAAAATTATTAGCAACGATCCAAAAACTTCAATACCCACGTCAATAGAACAAAAATGGATTGATAGTTTATGCGGAGTTGATACGGAAGGTCGGTTGGTTCCTAATCCAGTACTACCAGTCAAATTGCAATATGGCGTTGAAAATCGTCCACGCCAGGGTATGTTTGTAAACAGACTAGAGGCACTGAAACAACTAATAGAATATGCAAATCAGATTTTAATTAAAAATCAAATTGTTAAAAACAATAACATTAGTTCATTAGAATTGTTTGATCCTGAACCTTCTGTGTTGTCGGGATTGTACGATAAAATTTTAGATACTGATACAGAATTACCTTATGCAAATGTTTCAAATTTTGCTGTACCTGTGTTAATTCCTGTAATTGTTGATGGAAAAATTGTTGACATCACTATTAAAAGTGCGGGCAAGGGATATATTAAAACAATAACCAATATTGATACAGCACCATTTATTACTATTAACGGTGCAGGCATTGGAGCAGTTGTACAAGCTGAAATCAATAGCTTAGGTCAAATTATTGGAGCAGTAATTATTTCTGGAGGTGAGGGATATGATTCTAATACAACTTGTTCTATTAGAAATTACAGTGTTCTAGTTCATAGCGACACACAGGCCCAAGGAACATGGAGCATTTATTCATATGACCCTACTTTTAAATTATGGTCAAGAACTTTAACTCAAAGATTTGATGTTAGAAATTACTGGTCGTACGCCAATTGGTTTGCAACTGGTTATAATCAATTTACATTAGTGGATTTTGCAGTTGATACATTTGCAGATTTAAATACCATTGAAACTTCTATAGGAGACAATGTAAAAGTTAGATCTGCAAACTCGGGCGGCTGGCTAATACTAGAAAAATATAGTAATACAACAAGTATTGACTGGACTCAGTCGTATCAAGTGGTTGGTGTAGAAAATGGAACTATTCAATTTAATAGTTCTTTATATCAATTTGCTAATACTTTAGTTGGTTTTGATTCTGGAATTTATGACGACAATGTATATGACGTTGTTGCAAGTGTTGAATTACGAAATATATTAATTGCTTTAAAAGATGTAATTTTTGTTGGAGATTTAAAACAAGAATACTTGAATCTATTTTTCAATAGTATCCACTATGTTCTTAGTGAGCAAGTGTATGTTGATTGGATATTTAAAACAAGTTTTGTAAAAGCTCAACACAATGTAGGAGATTTAGATCAACCAGTAAATTATCCTGTGGACAACTTGGCTAATTTTGAAGACTATATTAATGAAGTTAAGCCTTATAGAACTAAAATTAGAGAATACATAAGCAATTATGATGGAACAGACGTTGCTCAATTGCCAATAACTGACTTTGATTTAATGCCAATTTATGAAAATAATTCCATAGGATTAATTAATGCAACAGTTAAAGATGGAAAAATATTTGCCGATAATGCAAAAATTAGAGAGTATCCTTGGAAATTTTGGCTTGATAATGTTTCTTTTGATATAGTAGATTTAGTTTTAAATAGTGGTGGCACAGGGTATATTATAGAACCCGACGTAAAAATTATAAGCGATAGCGGCACCGGAGCAGTTGCAAGAGCATTTATCAATAACGGAAAAGTAAATCGAGTAGTATTGCTTGAACCGGGTACTGGATACTTGTCAGCCCCAACAGTAATTTTAGATGGTGGCCTATCAGAAAACGGTACTCAAGGATCTGTTTCTGCAATTATTGGAAATAGTGTTATACGTTCCACTAAAGTTACAATTAAATTTGATAGACATACTTCAAAACAATATATTACACAACTTAAACAAGTTGAAACATTTTTAGGAACAGGCAGTAACTTGCAGTTTTCATTAAAATGGGCTCCTAATGCTACAATAGGTAACTCCTCAGTGACATTGAATGGAATTCCTGTTTTAAGAGAATTGTATACACTTAGTACAGTTACTTCCGTTTACAAAGGGTACGAATCGTTTTCAGGATTGCTTACACTTGATATATCATTGAGGCCAATTGTTGGAAACATTGTAGTAACTTATTTAATTAACGAAGCATCTTTAAATTCTGCTGATAGAATAGAATTTTACTATGCACCTCAAGAAGGACAGCTGGGAAAAGATTTAAGTCAATTAATGACGGGCATTGATTATGGAGGTGTTATAGTAGATGGGTTAGGATTTAACATAACAACAGGATGGAGTTCACAACCTTATTATACAGACAAGTGGGATAGTGTTGACAGTAAATTTGATGATTATTTTGTAACTGTTAGTGCTGGTACCCGTACGTTCCCTCCAGTAAACGGAGTACCGTTTCCTAGCAGTTGGAGTACAGGCACTCAAGTTAACATATACCATGTTAAAAATAACGTTGACTCTTATGTATCTAACGGTATACAAAAAGAATTTGTCTATAATCTGCTTAATAATAATTCAGTAGTTACTACTGTTGCAACAATACAAACTGTTGGATTATCAAAAACATTTGTTGAAGCAGGAAGTTATGATACCACGTTAAAACTTTCTGATACAACTGGTATAGTTGAAGGAATGGGTATTATAGGAATTGGATTTGCATCTAATGTTGCGGCATTGGTTACCACAGGCATTACTGGAAACGGATCAGTAGTTACAGTTACCTTTGACACTCAAACTACTCCCCCTTACAATGTGGGTCAAACAATTATAATATCAAATGTCTTACCAACTGCTTACAATGGTTCACATATTGTTACAGAATGTACCACCACTCATGTAAAATTTACAGCAACAACTACGGGATCTCAAACACGTCCAGGTACTGTTCGAGGAAGTTCTGTTCATACGGTAGATTCAATAGTGGATTCAACAACAGTACGACTGAGCAGAGCTCCAGACAGTATCTCAACTGGCCAACTGATTTTTACATTTGGATTTTCTGGAAGTACATACTTGTCTGTAGCTAATTCTGCTAATATACATATAGGAGACGTGGTTGCTTGCTCAACGGTTAAGGCACTACTGTATAATGCAACA